GGTGCATCTTGCCCAGCGACTTTTGCAATGTCTGCCTTTGCTACATCGCTTATCTTGGACAAATCAGCCCAAGCAGTTCCCGTTACTTTATCAATAGCCATTACGAGAGCTCTATCCAGTCGTTAGAAGGATTAAACCAAATCTGTCCGTTTGTGCCGTCTAAGCAGTAGCCAACTACACGCACAACGTCTCCTGTTGTGTATGCAGACACATCGCTTGTTACATGTCCAGCCGTGGTCCCTACATACAATTCATCCCCCGTAGCTTCTGTGCCGTCGATAGCTGTAGCCTCCATCGTAAAGGTGCCTCTAAGAAGCATGCCGTCCGTATCTGATGTAGTACCCAACGCTATAGCGAGAAGAACACTGCCAGAGCTAGCAACAGCGTTTGCGTCTGCCTGAGCCCAATTTCCTGAAGAGTTGAAGTAGTAGAGATCACCTTGCGTCATGCTTGTAGTGGCACCAAAGTAAACCACGTCCCCTCTGTAGTCGTAATCTGTGTTGCTTGTTTTTTCTATCTTGACACCGCCCGTGACCTCAAAGTCTCCGTTGATACGAACCAAGTCGTTATCAAACTCCCCGTAAATCAGCGGGGTGGTGGAGTTGCTGTTCTCTATGTAGAGGCGGTTATTGTTAGTCTCTTGGTTTCCAGCCTGATACCCAATAAACACGCTATCTGTTGAATTAGACCCAGCGTCATACCCAATCGTAACAGTATCTGTTCCAGCTGCTGAGTCTTTACCAATAGCAACACTAAAATTACCCCCAATATTATAGTTGGCGTTAGCTCCAATTGCAACAATAGAATTTTTTGTTCCTTGTCTGCCAGCACTTGCTCCGAGGGTTGTTGAAAATGTTCCGCCATTGTTCAAACCAGCCTGATACCCTATGTGCGTGGACTGAGTATTTCCACTGGTTCCAGCTCCAGAGCCAACAGCCGTCAAACCTTCGATTGAGTTCGAGCCACTATTTTTAGTTTGATAACCAATAATAGTATTGTGCGTACCCGTAGCTATTCCGTTACCCGTGCCGTTATGACCAATGACTACGTTTTTCGTTGCTGACGTCATATTCTGACCGACGTTGTGGCCCAAAATAGTGTTATAAACCCCAGTAACTGAAACTCCCGCTTTATAACCAACTGCTGTATTTCCCGCAGCGCCAGTAAGACTAGAAAGGGCTTGGTAGCCTACAGCAGTAGAGCCATCAGCAGTAGTAAGCGCAGTTAATGCTTGATATCCTACAGCTACTGTGTTGGTTGCGGTAATAGTGCTATTACCCGTGGAGATAAGGACATTGTTGCTGCCATCGTTGATGTTGGCTTTACCACTAACGTCTAATGCCTCACCAGGTGTCGTAGTCCCCACTCCTACATTACCTGTAGTGTAGTAGATATCGCTACCTGAAGTTGTCCAAGGTGAGCTATCTATTATAGACCATTGAGTGTTATAGTCTGTCCCGTCTATCTTAACTAGCGCTTGACCAGCCGTCCCTCCTGCTGGAACACCAACACCGTCCGCCCCATCGGCTCCATCGGCTCCGTCCACACCAGGGATGCCTTGTATTCCCTGTGGCCCAGTAGCCCCTGTAGCACCCGTGGCGCCTGTCTCGCCTTGAATGCCTTGTATTCCCTGATCTCCCTGATCTCCCTGAATACCCTGCGGGCCAGTAGCACCCGTTTCACCCTGTATGCCTTGCACCCCTTGTATCCCTTGATCTCCCTGCGGGCCCTGAGGACCAGTAGCACCAGTCGCCCCCGCAGCGCCAACAGGAATTGAGAAGTCGAATATAGCAGCCCCACTTGTCCCAGAGTTAGTGACTGTAACAGAACTCCCTTCTACGCCCGTAGTTACAGTACCAACCGTGATGGTAGCTGCGTCACCAGTTGCCCCCGTTGGACCAGTTGGGATGGAGAAGTCAAAGACAGCGTCCTTCGTGGTACCGCTATTCACTACAGCCGCAGGAACACCCTCAGCCACGGTGGTTACTGTACCCGCCGTAATGGTGGCTGCATCCCCTTTTTGGCCTTTCTCTGTAACCGTAACAGAAACATCAGCTGGCTTAGTCACCGTAACCGTGGTTGGTGACGGAACCGTGATGTTTACTTGATTAGTATCGCCGTCGAAGTTTATAGCCATTAGTAGGTTCTAAAGTAGTTGTTTACATTCTCCTCTATTTCCCCTCTATACGTGGACATGTCGTCATCAAAAATTATAATCTCTTGAGTGTTGTGCATTCCGTCTGCATCCGAACCTATTGCCTGAGTACCACTAAAAGGAACAACGGAATTATACGACGCCTGAGAAGTGCCCATAAAGGCTGCAAATTGCGCTTTGTTTAAGACGCCTGGATTCGTGCCATTAGAGTAAATATCTCCAGTGCCTGCCCCGCCAGTGTTGCCGCTTTGAGCTACGTAATAATTGCTGCCACTTGATGCGCCACGCCACAAACCTCTGCGATCTCCATAGCGGCTGCTCACAGCAAAGAGATGACCGCTACTAGCAGAAAAAGCGGAAGTCAAGGTCATCCTGTTGTACTGACCTGAGACGTACTTTACAGACGGCTTATTATTCTCCATCAAAACGCTGCTCGTAGCTCCGTCATAAATTTTTGGCATGCTATCGGTTCCAGAAATATAAGCAGTGTTAGAAGTACTAGCCTGACTGTACCACTTCGATACAAACCCATCGTTCACTCCGCAGTGAGAAGCTATGGCGGGTACATCAAGCTCGTTGAACTCATTGAACCCTATGTCAGCATAGCTAGTGCCGTTATACACTTCCATGCAATAACCTGTGTAGTCAGATCTTAATTTTCTTACGCTATATGCCACAGCTGCATTTGTGTAAGTGTCGAGAGGAAGGTCGTAATTAAGCCCTCCTATCGTATAATAATCGTTTATATTGGATTCTATTTCTTTTCTTTGAGAGGATTTGTTCGCGCTAAAGACGAGAAGCTCTTGAATTGGCCTGTCCATACCGCTCAAAGGAAAACTAATAGAAACCCCTCCAGCGGTTGAAGGCAGGGACCCTACGGTTTTAGAGCCAGTAAAATTGTATCCGTCGTGACGAGTTATAAAAACAGAAGCAGACGTCGATCCATCAAAGTGAGCGCTCTGCATAGCTCCAAAACCAGCGTTTGTCTGACCTACATTTGGGTAGCCTGATCTATCCACACCTACACGTTCGTCAGAGTTATCAGTATGATAGTGTGTAGGTTGCGCACTTGTTCCGCTTCTCCACCCCACCTGACTCAATCCGTTCTCATCTATCATAAAGATGCCATCACCATATCCCGCAGCATCTATCACGCAAAAATAAGAATAGCCCCCACTTAGCTCTGCATCAAAACCTGAGTTAGACAAAACCGTACTGACGCCAATGGAGTCATTTATGGCTGGTTTTGTGTTTATGCCAGAAATACGAGGAGTGTTTACGTTAGACCCGTCAAAAACCTGTGGCTGTATAGTTGTGCTAGTTTGAGAAAGGTCAATTCCGTTTGGACCCTGGTCATACCAGACCTTTACGTACCCGTTTACCCCAGATCCGCAAAATTCAGAAATGGCATCTACGTCTAAAACGTCATTTGCATCAAAATAAATATCCGCCTCTTCGTCGTCACTATCTCTCCTTATAGTCAGTGCTGGACCGCTGTATGTAGATATCAGTCTACGCAAAGAATAAAACGCGGCAATATCCGTTTGATCATCTAGAAAGCGATTAACAGCAACTGGCCTGCTTGAGGCAACTGATTGAAAAAAATTACCCATTATGGTGTGACTTCTCTTTCTCCAGTTAACGTATAGACATTTGAAGCTGTGCGTTTCAAACCTATAACAGAGTATTGACCAGACGTCTTCAGCGTCTCGGTGCTATTTATTGTTACCCCCGTATCTGCAACAACAGTTACAACGCCTGTGCCTCTCTGCTCTATTACGAATTCAGCATACGCATCATAAGTGGCAGAAGCTGGCACTGTTAAATCTATCGCTGATGATGAATTGCACACTAAGTACTTTGTCGTGTGAGAGCTGGACAAGGTGGTGTCTGCTGTTATCTCTACCACATCAAAAGTAGTACCGCTTGGACCCTGTAAGCCTTGTGGACCCTGGGGTCCAGTAGCAGAACCAGGAAGCGACTCAACTTCAAATAGGGCTTGAGTAGCGTAAATATCAGAGGTAACGGTTGAAGCATCGAAGTGCCAAACCTCTATATAATCGTTTGCAGAAAGTCTAGCTACACGAGTCACATTGTTGCTGTTCTCGTTTTGGCCTGATGAAGCACGTATATACCCGTAACTTTCCCCTACTAGGTCCGTGGTTCCATTAATTTTAAAGAAGGTCGTAGGTGTCGTTCTTGCGCCACCAGAATAAAAAGACAGATTTGCCGTCAGCCTATAAAGGCCATCAGAGAGCACTGTTATTCTGTTGTTTGTGGTGTCAGCAGTAAGGCCAGACCCCTCGCTGTCATCCGCTGTGTTGAACGCTGTCTTTACAGGTGTTGAGCTAGTGAAGTTTTGTTGGCTTGCACCTCCCTGAAGCACGTCGCTTCCCATCTTAAGGCTGAGGTAGTCAATCGTAGTATTTACAGATACTGTAACATCCCCCAGTCCGTTAGTAGGAGATAAGCCAATACCAGCTCCAGCTACGATAGATGTAACCCCGCCCTCAATGGTTCCTGGTTCCCATTGACTGGCCGCGTTGTCCCATACTAAGGCCTGACCGTCAGCAGGTGCTACCGTAGTGGTGTCTACGTCGTTGAGATCATCTATACTAGAAGTAGAAATATCCCCTGCTGGGCCCTGAATGCCCTGGACCCCTTGCGGGCCTGTATCTCCTTGAATGCCCTGAGGCCCTTGCGGACCTTGTGGGCCTGTGGCTCCTTGCGGGCCTGTAGGCCCTGTAGGTCCAGCAACTGTAGAGTCGGCACCCGCTGGGCCTTGAGGTCCTGTAGCCCCCTGAGGACCAGTCTCCCCTTGAATACCCTGAATACCTTGAATGCCTTGAGCTCCTTGCGGGCCAGTGAAGTCAGAGGTTGTGAAGGAAGTCCCGTCCGTGTAATTTACTGTAAACGTGCCATCACCATTATCTACAGTTGACTGTACCCCAACCCCAGTGTCACCTTTGTCACCCTGAGGTCCCTTTCGCTCTAAAGTGACCGTGACCTTTGCCATTATACTGCTGTTGAAATATCTTCTTTGATCGTAAAGTTACCCCTGAGAACTGTGCTTACTTTTTGAAAGGAGTCAACCAAAACTTTGTACTGCAAGTCATAAACAAACCTTCCCACGGGAAGCTTGGAAGTAGACTCCGCAGTGGACCGCAAAACCACGTTACCCAAATCGTCGATATCCTCGAACACAAAGATCGGAGACTCAGCCTCCTCAGCCCTTGCCACACCTTTGGTTTGAGATTCGGTAAGGGCCGATCCAGCCAGCAAAGTGCGACGCTGAGTAGTGCCAGTATTAGCTTGATTATTAGAAGCTGTCTTTACCTGAATGATGAATTCGTATTCATCCGTAGCGAGAGGCAGGTTTTCGCCTGCACTATCCTTGAAATTCAAGAAAAGCTCAAAAGAATCACCACGCTTAATGGTAATGTCCAGCTTCTCTGATACATCTAAATTAGCCTTGTTCGCCATCTTATATGAATTGATTCATTGGTTGTTGTAACTCCCCACGCTTACCTTCTCTCTGAGCTATAAGCTTGCTCTGCTCTACAGCCTGCTTCTTCACCCTGTCGTCCTTACTGGTCTCCTTGAAGACTTCGATCTTCTCCTTAAATTCCTGGTCGTCAGAGCGGACACCAAGAATAGCCTGGGCTTTGATAAGCTCGATTTCTTTCCTAAACTCATGGCGCATCTGCTCCATCTGCGCATCAAGCTGAGCCTGCATCTGCATCTCTTGAGCCTTAATCTGAGCCTGCATCTGCATCTCTTGTTGCTTCGCCTGAGAGGTAGCCTGAGCTGAAGCCTGCTGTATCTGAGCTTGCTGCTGAGAGTTCTGCATGGCGATTTGCTGGTTCTGAGCTATGCGCTTCTTCCTTCTCACCACGAGCAGCCTCTCGGCTTGATTCACGTCCTTGAGCTGTCTAATAGCGATAGCATCCTCAATATCTATCTCTTTCTGCTGAAGAGACATCTGGATATTCTGCTCTAAGTAAGCCCTTTCTTGATCCTCCATCTCCTTCACCACATGAACACCGAAGTTATACATGGGTAAATCCCTGAAGGAAGAGAGCACCTCCATATTCTCTTTACCGACAGCATTGGCGTAGATATTGAAAAGCACAGACTCCATGGGGATGATCTGTAAGCACTTGACTATATCCTCACACACCTTCTTGAAGAGAATCATAGATGCGTTGGTAATGTCGTAGATAGCGTTATTTCCCGCAGCGATGGCTTGCTGCTGTACACCCACGAGCGTATCACCCTTAGGCGTGGAAGCATCCATCATCTCGTTCACACCAGTGGCATCACGAATCATGCGCAAGTAGTGATTGTAAAGCCCAATCAGTTCGTTGATGTTTCTGATCGTATTGCCAATCTCTCTTACAGGAGGGTTCTGGAAACCGCCCTCTGGGTTCTTACTTCTGTAATAGAAGACACCCGTCTGCTCGTAGATATCGTGAAGGTCAAGTGGCTGCAACTCCCCGCCTTTTCCGAGCTGTACATTCTCCAGTCCCTCGATATCTATGATCAAGCCGTCTGGCTTCGCCTTAGCAATAGCCTGCTGGATCTTCAAGTGAGTAAGCTGAAGCATATCGGCAAAGCCCGTGCAGCTATCCACCATGGACTTAGGCATCATGCCTCTGATGTTCGTAGCTACTACGGAGTAAGAAAGCCTAGCCTTAGATATATCCTGAAGGTTCTTAGGCGTGTTCTTTGTTCTACCGTAATTGAAGATTACTTCAGAGCCAAGTACGTAGCTGCCACCATAGACGGTATTCACCTCCATCTTGTGAGGGGTACGCTCGTACACACTGCCTTGTTTAGGAGTGTAATCAAATCCCTTCATGAAGAAATTGACATTCCCGAACCTATTCTCTTTCTCTTCGAAGTATATGCAATCAACGGAAACGAACTCGAAGTCAAGCACATCGACCATGTACTCGTCATACCCGTACTGGTTTCTCTGTAGCTTCCTGTTGTAGCTAGAAGAATTCAAGTAAGCTGGGTCATTCCCGAACTTGTTTCTTACCGAAGTAGCAATCTTCTTGAAGTCCTCTTCTTCTAGCTCGTGACCAGCCAAGCGCTTCAGCTCCTGAATGGAGATACGTTTTACGTGACCAGCGTAGATGAGGTCGCCAAAGTTGGGGTCCTCTGTGTAGCTATGAATAAAGTTGATGGGATCAACGTACTCGGTCTTGATGCCTTCATTGGGGTCGTTGTTTCTCTTGGTGACCGCCATGCCAAGCGCTACCAAATCGTTCACGCATCTGCGAAACGTGCTGTCATTGAAGTCATTCCAAGTGAGCGTCATGTCGGTAGCTATCTGCGCAGCCACCTCAGCATCAGTCTTTACATTAGTACCCAAGAAGATTTCTGTCTCCTCTTCTGATTCTGGAAGATCATCAGGGTCTATGTCCAGGACCATGCCCGCCTTGTCCTTCAATCGCTTCAACTGCTCCTTGGCAGCTATCTGCATCTCAACCTTTTTCTTTTTTCTGTTCTTCTCAGAAGAAGAGAGAGGATCGACAGCCTCAAGGTTGGGGTAGGGGTTGCGAGAAAGTATCTTATTGACTACTACTCTAACAAACTTAGGAAGGATAGGAACAGGAGTATAATCAAGATTAAGAAGACTACCATCACCATCGCTAGGATCAAGTGAGCGAAGAAGCTTCTTATAAATGTTAGTATCTTGAACGCCATTAGCGTAATCCCTGTTTTTTTCAAAAATGGTTGCCTTCCTTCCGAAAAGAGAGTTGGCCTCAGTGCTTTTCCCCCATTGAGACTCTATAGCTTTGGCGTACTGCAACCCGTATGCCTGACTCTCCTTCTTTGAAACGTCCGCAAGTGGGTCTGGAAAGGAGGTCCCTTTCCGATTACTGTTTTGATTATTCATATTGGTATTGCAGTATACGCGGTATTCTGCAAATATAACAAAACCGCAATTTACCTATATCTTCTGAAGAATCGCTTATCAGTAAAGTCGGCTAAAGGTTTTTCTTTCTTGACCTTCTGAGCAGCAAGAAGCGCCAGACCTGAACTGATTGTCAAGTCAAACTTAGTTCGCTTGTCGATCTTGTACCCAATCCAGTCCTCCAGCGTCCTGTTAAAATACATCTTGCCTATCTCACCAGTCTCTATATTCACTCCTACATGATCATGGATATAAGCCTCTATCGCATGAGCATGAGACTGGATAACGTCCTGAGAGTTAGAGGGGATGCCTTTCGTTCTTACGCTAGAAGAACTAGCAGACTTCAAGTGATCTGGACGATCCATTAAGTAACCGTCGTAACCCCTTGATTCAAAGTACCTTGCTATCCCGTACTTGTTGTTCTCTATAAGTATCGGATATCCATAGTAAAAAGCACACATAAGTACGTCCTCATAGAAGATGCTAGCGAGATCTGGACGTGAAGCATACTCCACTACGAACATATTTGGAGGCGCATCCATGTTAAACTTGTTGTAGAGATGAAGAGCGCCCTTCGAGCCCCTGCTATCCACCGTAACGTCAAGGTCGTAGGAGTCAACGCCACCCACACCTATGTGCCCATTGGGGGCCACCCTCTTGCCCCTGTTGTCGGCCTTCTTATTTGCTAAATGAGCTGGGGGCAACCAAGCGACATGAAACCTACCATTTGGATCTGGAGAGAAGACAACCTCTTCGTCTTTGTTTTTCCATATGAAGTTGCCCTGAACTACTGGGTTGGGGTAGAGATCGTCATTGCTTTCTATCTGCTGGTATATCTTACCTATATTGAATAAGCTCCCCTCAATGCTGTCCCTAAAAGCTTCGTCTTCGGTAAAGGGGAACTGCCTGATGATCTCGTTGAGTTCTGATGGGTCATCCTTGAACGACTTTCTTTCGTTTTTCAGATAGACTTTGGAGCCTTGATCTATGAAGTCGCCATCAACACCAATAAGCTCTTTCTCTGGCTCATCGACGACAGCATTCCCGTACTTATCGAAGAAGCCTTCTAGCGCTTCGTAGGCAGGAATAAATATCCTGTAAAGCCCAGACCTGGTTCTTCCGTTGTTGTTTCTCTCGTTGGGATCGGAATCGGCCCAAAGGCCACGGTACTCGCTACCACCTTTATCCATAGGGTTCACCGTACTCCCCACTATAGCCTTTCCAACTATGCGCTTACCCACAATAAGACATGTTCTCTCTATCCTCCATGCCTCTCTGATATCTGATGGTTTCTCCCACTTGCCCGCCTCATCGAGGTACAGCATGTGTAGCTTCTCACCGTCATATGCGTTATTCGTGGTGTTCTTCCAGTTAATTACTGTGTTGAGTGCATCGCCTCTGTTTGACGTCTTGTTCTTTTTGGTGATGCGTTTAGATGGCTCACGAAAGGCCAGCTCCATACGCGGGTTTGTAGTACCGTCCTGTATGGGTTTGAAGAAGAAGGGGTAGCTGCGGAAGATCGCAACTACTTTCTTCATGAAGATGTTTTCCTGAGCGTCCTTACCAGTCTTCGACTGTATTCCAAGAAGCTTGTCTTTAACCTGACTAGCTTCGTCCACAAGAACAGAGGAACATATATTAGTGTAACCAGAACGACGACACTTAGTATATAGCTGACCGAAACAACGGGGATCAGCTTCGCAAGCAGCCATGTGAAGAAAGATGTCCTTCTGGAAAGCAAGGTATGATGGGTATCCGATATCAATTTTAGACCACTGTAGAAACATATACTGTCTCCCTGTAATATACGTAGGGACCCCATTGTTGTAAAACCATACACCGTCGCGCCTACGCTGAAACTCTTGTTCGATGTAAGAACGAAACTTCTTTCGAAACTCGGGAGGCTTTTCGAGCCACTCATCCATACTGCGAATCCTTTGCAGTTCTTCGGGCATAGGTAGGCGTTGCCACATCTGCATTGCCTTTGGCTTGTCATGGAAGAGAATCTCCGATCGCTTCGGTTTCTTCGGAAGTACAACGAGTAACCCATGGAGTTCGATGATGTCTCCCTCTGTACCGTTAGGGTCGATCTTAATCCCTTTAGTTTCATAACCCTTTACTTCTACTAAGGACATTTTTTACTTTTTCTATATTCATTCGAGTGTCGGTAGGTACCTTGATGGGCGGTGGAGTAAGACTAGAGTCGGGTGAGATAGACTTGAATGTCTTGTCACCCGTGCCTACGTTAAATATGCCGTAGCACCCCTGGTTCACCAGGCTCACAACTAGTTCGGATATCTTCGAAGCTGTATCTCCGCTTGTCTTGCAATCCCATACCTTCTCTGGACTGAAGTCGTTTGACTTGTGGAGTAGCCTGCAAATAAGATGGTCGTCACAAAACATAGAGACGTAATAATCGGCCAACAGCTTATACTTAGCGTAGTAGCTTTCGTGAGGAATGGGCAGCTCGGTCTCTAGGGGAGGATACTTATTGTTGGCGTATACATACTCAGTGGATATGTGAACAAGCTTAATCTTGTACTTTTGGCAAAAGTCAGAGAGTCGAGCAACAAAATCATAATTCACCAGCATGTGCATGTCCCTGTTATCTGAATAGGTGTCAGTAAAGGCTATGCAGTTAACCACTACATCGTACTTAGTATAAAATACAGCTCCATGCTCTGACTGAATAAGATAATCAGAAATCCTAGACGACATGGCATCGAATCCGTTCTTTTTTCTAGAGATACAATCCCATCCAGTCTGATTACATATTTCAGATCCTAAGAGACCGTCGCCAAGGACCGCTACCCTCATGACGTAAAGAACTCTTTTATCTTGTCGCAGACATAATCTACATCGCATAGGTTCATGCCGTGGTGGGCTCCAAGCAGGAACCCGTTACGCATAATCGCATCTGAGTTTTCGAAGTCTTGCAGGTACTCCCTGTAAGCGGGGTGTCTCGTAACATTCCCAGCGAACGTCACCCTGGTCTGTATATTGCTCTCCTCCAAGAAAGTAAGCAGATCGAAGCGTCGAGATGTTTGTAGTGGAATAGCCAACCAGTTTGGCTTCTGTGAGTCGTCAGGCAGGATCAAGTCGCCCACACCCTTAAGATTCTCTAAATACCTCTCGAAGTTCGCCCTTCTTATCTGAGAAAATCGATCGAACTTATCTAGTTGAACTAACCCAAAAGCAGCATTCATCTCACAGCACTTCATGTGATAACCCAATACCCCATACAAAAACTTGTGATCGTAAGGAATACCATCAACCTCGTGGTTAAATCTGTCGGACATAATCTCAGAGTCATCGCCAATCCTTCCCCAGTCGCGGTACTGTAAGCATCGCTTAACGTGAGCAGAGTCATTAAACATAACCATACCGCCTACTCCTCCTGCGGTTATGACGTGGGAAGCGTAAAAGCTCGTAGTAGAAACATCAGTACACGTAGTAAGCGTTATAGTATCCGCAGAATCCTCGATCAGGAAGATATCTCTTCTCCCTATGTCCACCAGGGCTTCGTGTATATCCTCCCACTCAGGTTTGTTTCCGATGAGGTTGGGTAGCATGATGGCCTTCACCTCGTCGTCAATAGCTTCGAGCACTTGATCTGTATTGGCGTTGTAGGTGGTGAGGTCCACATCTACGAATACGGGTTCATACCCCAGCTGAACTATGGGGGCAAGCGTAGTGGAGAAGGTGCATGCGGGGGTTACGATCTTGCTGCCTTTGGGGAGGTCGAGCGAAGCGATTGCAAGCAAGCAGGCAGAAGATCCTGAGTTAACAAAGACTCCGTGCTTCTTACCGAATGCGAGAGAAACTACGTTCTCGAACTGCTCAGACTTAGGTCCTTGCCCTCCGAGCCACCCCGACTCAAGCGACTCCTTTACAGCCTCTATCTCCTCCCAGCCATATGACTCAAACTTGTAAGGGGCATACCAAACTTTCTTTTCTTTCATGTCGTTAATTTTTTATTGTTGAGCGTACTTATGCCAGGCCCTGGCGTCCCTATAGCATATCTCTGTTAATTCCTTTGATGAGTTAACAGTTGTAGACATCTCAGTCTCTACTGGCATAGTAACGGAGTAAACCTCTTTAGAAGTCTTTACTATCCACTGATCGCCAGACCATATCTTCAGCTCGTCAGGGATAGGTGACCAACCATCTTTGTAAACAAATATGCAGCAACCCCATCCAGTACCTATGTAGTGTCCGACAGAAACAACTACTTCATATTTCCTGAACAGGTAACTTTCGGGGTGAATGCCAAAGCACCTTCCCTCTCCGAGCTTCTCAAGCATAATCGGGAGGCAAAACAAATCTATCGTTACGTCATCGCTAAGTAAGCAGATGGCGCTCTCTTTGCTCTCCTCTACCCCCAAGTTCCAGGCTGGGTTTACATATATGTTTTCTTCTTGCTCTAACAACCTCATCTTCTTGCATTCAGGAAGATCAGGGCGGCTCTCTTTGTCGTTATCTATGACTATGATCTCAGCCACGTAATCGTTCGCATCCAGCAAGGGAAGCATCTCGACTATCCTTTCGGATCGCCACATGGTGGGTATTACTACGCTAAACATTTTAACTCAAGCTCTTTAACTTTTTCTTCCAGGTCTTTTTTCTTTATGGAGGGAGGGTTGTTTTTAAGTAATATCCTGTATGCCGATATTGCCGTCTCATAAAACCCACACTTTTCAGCTGCTATTCCGTAGTACCTAGGGAACATGTCATTTTCAGTTACATCAATGTCGAATAGGTTTTGTGTGGTCCCGAAGACTTTTCTTGCGTGAAGGGTCATCTCCCCATAAGAAAAAGCCATGAAGTTCCTCCCCTCCTTTACAAGTATGCTCATGATTGCTGCTGGTGCATCCCATTTATAAGGCATGTACTCCCATGCCAAAGAAAACGATTTCAATACCTCGTCAACTTCACAGCCTAATTCAACTTTGTGGGAGCCAATTCTAAAAAAAGAAAGGTAAACTTCATCACGAGTGACCCCTTCCATTTGAGTCCTTTTCCTATAAGCGTCAATAGCCTTTTGATGCTCACCAGCATCGCCATAACATTGTCCAAGATAGAACCAGTTTCTGGCGTTCTCTGGATTCTTCTTAATGTCTTCTTCAAGTATTTTGGCGTCATTAAGATACTTCTCCTTCTTTGTGGGGAATCTTTTAAGGGGTGAGGCGTTTGCCTCTATAAAAGCCGAGTACAAAATGGCTTTCCTCTCGCTGGGAACGGATTCGGATAAAAGGGTCTCATGCATGACGCCATGGTATCGAAATCCGCAATTAGACCTCACAATAAACTCCCTCCTAAACGTGGCTATATCAAGCCTGAAGTTTCCATAGTAGCAATCATAGTCTTCAGAAAGCAAGTCAAGCGAAAAGTCCTTCTGCGGTTTAAAGATGTCGTCAGCATCCATAAACATGACATAATCCGCCTTGGTCTCCGCTATCTCTAAAGCTTCATTCCTGTTGTGAGAGAAATCTACCCAGGGGCGTTCATGCAGTTCGCCAGGTACCTTGAACCTGTTCTTCATCAAGGACTTGATCTTCTTGATCGTCTTATCCTTTGAACCTGTATCAATAATTACCCAGTAATCAATGTACTTGTAGACGCTCTTCAGACATCGCTCGATGTCCTTTTCTTCGTCCTTTACTATCATACTGAGACAAACTGTTGGTTTGCTCATGTCAATTTAATTTGTACACCCGACAGGATTCGAACCTGTGACCGTCTGCTTAGAAGGCAGATGCTCTATCCAACTGAGCTACGAGTGCATTCTCTCGTGAGTTTTTTTACGATGGCAATTTGCACATCTTATTTCGCATTTCCTAATCTCTTCCTTTATGGTTCGTATGCTGTAGTAGTTGCTCACCATGTCGGCAATGGCCTTTCTTTTATCGCCACGAACATGGTCGAACTCAAGAACTATTGGGTCCGACTCTCCGCAATCCAAGCATTTATACATCCTCTTTACTCTGTCAACAAAGGCTTTGTTCTTTTTCTTTTGCCTCTTGTTTCTGGCAGAGCTCCTGGATATGATTTTCTCTCGGTTGTCTCTGTAATGCTTTGCTGCGGCTTTCGCTTGATCTTCCTTCCTCTTATAAGCCATCTGTGCTCCCTACTGGATTCGAACCAGTGACCGACGAATTATGAGTTCGCTGCTCTACCGCTGAGCTAAGAGAGCAATTCCATACATGAACATTCCAACAATCATTAAAATGTTTGGTTCGATCGGGATTGGTTCGTGTTCTTCACACCACCACGGTGGGTTAGGCGTGTTACATGGGTTAAAATGTGCGGTGCCATCCACACCACTACTCCACTCATGAGTCCATTCATCGCTGTAGTAATCTATGCTTGAAGGGTAGTCAGATAGG